GTCCTCGGAGGTGATATATGAAAGATTTGCTATCAAAATTGGCCGTCGGCGTCTGTATTTTCGTCGCTGGCTTTATTATCGGCTGGGGCTCTAAGCCACAAGTCGTTAATTCTGATAGGTCGTGGAACTTGTTCCACGCTTCTTTCTTTTCACCTCCGAGTTGGACGCAAGTTGGAGCTTTACGACCTCCGTACTGGCATTTCAGTCAGTATCGCTTGAGATGTTCGGATTGCAGTACTTGCCATCCGCGTGTCTCTTGTAACGTCACGGCAATCCTGCCATGACAGCCGGGTATAAGTCTCGCGTTGATTCGAAGTACAGGGAAGTCTATTACAAGAGCTGGTCCGGTGTGAACGGGAAGTACGACTACCTCGGCAAGGTTAAGGATAACGACTACTCTATGAGTAGTGCTACCACTAACTTCGTCGATGGTCATACTACCTGTCCTACTCCGAACCCCAGCTATACTGTCGTAGACTGCTTTACTTCCAACGAGATCCTTAGTCTCCACAGCCGTGTATGCAACGCTGTCCGCGGCCACCAGTTTAATGCTGGTGTCTGCGTCGGCGAGGCCCGCAAGACTGTCGAGTTAGCGGCTAACGCCGCTTCCCGGATCGGGAAATCACTTCTAAGTTTGAAGCGTGGCAACCTTACAGATGCCATGAGATTTCTCGGTTCTCGTGTTAAGCCCGGCCATCGTCTACCTAAGCTCGCGCTTAAGGACGTTAGCTCGGCTTGGCTTGAAGCGCGCTACGGTTGGGAGCCTTTGATCTCCGATGTCTACGAAGCTGGTAAAGCGTGGGAACACGCTCACCAGAATCGTCCGACTGAGAAGGTCGTGGTTCGTATGACCGTTTATAAGAACGACATTAATCTGTCGAACATTTACAACGATCATACACGCAGTGAGGTATTCGTCCGACGTTTCTCTAGTCGTACGGTTACTCTCCACTTGCGCCCTACTGAAAGCACGCCCCGTAACATCGGTCTTCTTGACCCTGTTTCGGTAGCCTGGGAGCTAATGCCTTATTCCTTTATAGTTGATTGGTTTGTCCCTATCGGAACTTACCTTGATGTTTGTAGCTATATGCCGACAATCGATAGCTCAGTTTCTCGAGTTACCGTGCGTCACATTTGCGAACAACACATCACCAACTTTTGGAAGGATCAGTGGATCGGGTATCCCTTCTATAAGTGGTCCTCACACGAAGACTTTGCTTCTTGTCATCGTGAAGAGATCATTTTTCAGAGAGCACCCTTTCAACTGGTCGGCAACGTACCCTTCCCGTCGTTTAAACGGCTGGACGAGTCCGTTAGCATTCGTCACCTTGAGAATGCTTTAGCTCTTTTACACTTGGCTGTCGCCAAATAACCTCGTAACCTCACCTTTAGGAGTTCCTATTATGGAAATGACGAACATTCTCGTCAAAGACGATACAGTCACTACGCCCGTCGAATTCACTCTGATCCCGGTCGAAAACACACCCTTGCCTCGTTGGCGCGCCTCTGTTGCTGGCGTGCCAATCGAAGGTCAGGTGCAGTTGTCGGTCGATGTTCAGAAGTTGAAGACGGGGGGCTACAAGACGACTGTTAAGTTGGAAGTACCTGTCCTGGAAACTCTCGGCGCCTCTGGCTCATCTGCCGGCTATGTTGCACCTCCTAAGGTCGCCTACGTGACCACTTGCATCTTCTCGATGTTCAGTGATCGCCGTTCGACGACTCAGGATCGTGCCAATGCCTTGAAGATGGCTTTAGGCGTTCTTCAGGGGGCGTCTGCCACGACCGCCACTGGCGTTCTCGCGAATACTTCCGCGGGTAACGCTTTCGTGACGTCCGTGTTGCCGATTCCCAACGCTGTAATCCAAACCGTCAAGCCGAGTTAATCGGTTTGACTTGTCAGACGGATGTCGATCCGTCTAAATCCAATAAAGGAGATTTGTCATGGATTATGAAAAGAACGTTAGTGCCGAAGAGAACCATAGAATACTCCAGGTACTAGCCTCTCGATGCGCGTCCCTTGGTGGTCCTGTCTCGAAGAGCTTGTATTCGCTCGTCGAAAAAGGTCAGCTGAGGGATGTCATCGAGTACGACTTCTCTTCCATTTACCGCTCGTGTTCTTACACGGGTGCTAGCATACGCGACGTTCTGTATGCTCGCCAGATTCAAGCGTTTTACAGCAAGAATCAGTCTGTTGATCTAAAGATTGATCGTCAGGCCGTGGCGATGGCGAGTTTTCGTAGGTCCGAAGACGTATGTCGATCGACGAATAGATTGATCCAAGCTTTCATTGCACGCCCAGGGGATTCCCCTCTGGCACAGCACAGCCATATTTTATGGCTCGCTGCTCAACGTGTCGCTGATGTGCTTGGCAGTCTTCCTTCAGTCGACCGACTAGAAATGTCTTTTGGACCAGGAGCTCAAACCAACGTTAAAGGCGGTGTAGCTTGCCCACGGGTTAAGCTTTCGGTACCGCTTCAGTGTAGCAACGAACTAGCCCCTTTCGTCGGCCACCTCCTAGCAGAGGCGCCCGAATGGACTAAACTCCACGCGGTCGATTCTTCGGACGATGAGTCCTGGATCGTTCCTGTGGACATAGTGAAAGGTAAGCTTTTGTTCGTACCGAAAAACGCGAAGACAGATCGATCCATCATGGTAGAGCCGATTTTAAACGGCTTTCTCCAGAAAGGCATCGGCTCTTATATTAGAGCGCGTCTAATGCGTTTTGGTATTAACCTTGACGATCAATCCATCAATCAGCGCAAGGCCTGTAAAGGCAGTGTCGACGATAGCTTAGCTACCATCGACCTGTCTGCGGCTAGTGATACAATTAGCCGCGAACTCGTGAAGTTCTTACTTCCCTTTAGCTGGTTTGATGCGCTGGATTGTGCTCGTACCGGTGATGTTACTTTACCGGACGGCACCGATCTCAGGCTGGAGAAATTCTCCAGTATGGGCAATGGCTTCACGTTCGAGCTTGAGAGTCTGATTTTCTACTCTCTCGCCTGGGCTGTCGCCGTTGCCTCCAAGGTCGATACCAAGGAGATCAGTGTTTTTGGGGACGACATCATTATTCCGTCGTCCCTTGCATCCCTTCTTAGTCAGGTCTTCGATTCCGTCGGGTTCTCTGTTAATTCAGATAAATCCTACGTGTCGGGTCCTTTCCGCGAGAGTTGCGGCACTGATTACCTTTACGGTTACTCTATACGTCCATTTTATCAAAAGGTTCAGATTAATGGACGTACGCTCTTCAACCTTCATAACTTCATGGTTCGTCATGGCGAGTTTGAACTTGCCAAGACGGTCCTTGATCTGATACCGAAGCCCTTGCGGATCTTCGGTCCAGACGGCTACGGTGACGGTCACTTGATCGGTTCCTGGGAACCCATTAAGAACCGCCGCTGTCGCCGGGATGGCTGGGAGGGCGCTTTCTTTGAAACCTATACCACTAAGCCTAGGTACTTCGTAAAAGAACTACCAGGCGACCGTGCGCTTCCTACCTACTCCGTGTATGTTCGGAGCGGAAAAGAAGGTCCCACTGACTGTAATATCGTCCGTGGGCATAAAGGTTACGCGAAAGTTAGAGTCTACACACTCCGTCGGAATATATTCCGATAGAGATTTTTTGCGCCTCACGGCGTCCTGATCGAAAGATCAGGAGAGGGTGGTTTCCACTTAAAGGATTAAGCTGC